CACATGTCGTAATCTTCGCGCTTAGCCGAAGCATCACCACTCGAGGGCTCATAGTCATAAGTAGAGGGCGTGTTGTCGCGGATGATTCCTTTGAGTAACTTGAACTCCTCCTTCATGGAGTTGTGCACGCGGGCTTGGACAGCCCCCATGATCTTCAACTGCCTCTCCAGCAACGCCAGCGTAGTCCCAACCGGGGACTGAGCACTCATATCGCTGACCTTCATATCCGCAATAGACCCCAGACGACGCCCTTCGTCGGTAATCTGATTAAGTAGCGAAAGCAAAACTTGGCTCGGCTCCTTGTACGGGAGCGTCATAATGTTATCTTTTATGGCCCCGCTAGGAATATCCACATCCCTAAACTCACCCGGAGCAATGGGCGTGTCATCGCCCTTGACGCGCATGCCGCGTGCTTTTAGCCCGCCGGGAAGATTAGAGAGAGTACCCGCGTCAACAAGCTGCCTAATAAGAGAAGTACCAGCGCGAGCGTAGCCGCCGATGATATGGATAAGACCCATACCATATGCCCCAAAGCCCGGAATATAGTCGTACTGCACCAAGTGCTGACGTTTCTGGCAGGTGTCATCATCTTCACTCCAGTTACGGTAAATAGACAGTACCTTATTAGTACCTTTGTCTATAGTAATAATGTACGGTAGCGCAATCCCATCTTCGTCCTCATGCCCGGGCAAGTCCAAAACAGTCTGCACCTCATACAACTGAAAGCGGTCATCGTCCGTCAACGAATACCCCTGCTCATCAGCTTTCTTCTTCTCTACATCCGTGTAACTCATCACCGGCTCGCCAAGGTCTACATCACAGTAAAACCCAGCAACCTGTAGCTTGCGCAGCTCATTCTTTGTCTTGCGCATGACGTGCGTGACGCGCTCGGCTGTCCGTGCACCGCTAGACCCGTAAGGAATAATCACATCCTCAGCGGGCACAAAAATCGAAATTTCTCGTTTCAAACCCGGGTCAAAATAGACTTTCTTGAACGCCGCGCCCGCCAGACCTAAGTTAAACAGCATGCGTTCATGCTCAGGCCGGTACTCAGGCATACCCTCGGTAAGCCTGTAGTTCATATCATCTTTTACTCGTTCAGCCGCTTCTTCTTTGAGGCGGTCAATCGCGCCAATAATTTCGGTCTTAACTGGGCCCGCAGCAGGAAACGTTTCAGTGATCGTCTCACTCTGGAACCGAATAGCCGCTTCGGTAAGAACCGTAGAAAATACCCCGCACGCTCCGTTCCATGGCTCAGTACGTTCTTCATACTTCATCCCCAAAACATCTAGACCTTTTACATACGTCTCAGTCCAATCCTTACGCGACGAGATATCCGCTTCTACAAGCTCGACTAGCTCGCTAGCAAGTTCTTGCAGTTCTCCCTCATCCATATCCTCAGCAAGATTCTGGCTAAACTCATCGCTAGTTTCTTTACCCGGCTCAAGAGTAATCTCAACAGAACCATCTGACAGTGTTACAGCATCAGGATTCTCAATTTCAATCTCCAAGTCCGGTTGACCCAACATATCGTCAAAGGGTGATCCTGAAAATCCGGGGCCCATTGCCTTATCAATACTAGAAGTAGCCATATAAATCCTTAGTAGTACACCGCGTTACGGCGCTTAAATAATTTAACTTCGTCCGCCTCGTCAGTAGGCAAACGTAAAAACCCACCCGAACGAAAGCGCATAAGCGCCAAAGTCGTAGCATCTACCAAGTCATCGTGTTGCCCTGACGGAAACTCCGCGATCTCGTCAACTAACTCTTCGGCCCACCGGGTTCTAGGAACCCACACTTTCCCCGACGCAATTATGTCCGAGACGGCATTCAAGCGGGCAATTTTGTCTTGACCCCTGCTTGGGGTGTACTCCTGAACCGGAATCCCCATGGCTCTGAGCTCATATATTAGTGGCGCTCCGGTAGCTTTCTTCTCTACAAGTATCCCGTCCGGTTCCCACTCGTTGTATTCATCAAGCACATCTTTCTTTAGCTGCACCCACTCGACCCGCTTTTTGTACGTGTTTAGCAGAATGATATTAGGTGATGCATGGTCCTCGTTAGGGTAAAAAATACCCCAAGTCGTGCCAGCGGAGTAATCTGCCCGCTGAGTTTTTTCAAACGCTGTGTCCCACGTCTGCAAAATAAAATCACATTCAGGCGGACGCTCATCTTCCCACCATTTCCACCAGTCCCGCTTCACAATCGCGCTCTCATTACCTACAGGATTCTGTTGATACTGCGCTTGCCACTTGGAATTAGGTAACTCCACACGGAGAGCTTCCAACTCATCTAAATTCCAGAACTCCGGCCATAAGGGTTTACCCGAGGGCATGATTGCAGGGAACTCAATCACTTCCCACTGCTCACCACCTCGGTTTGCCGCTGCTTTCAGTACCTGACCAGTCAAATCCCGCTGCGCCCACCGCGTCATAACGATAATGATAGACCCGCCCGGCTGTAAACGCTGGCGTGGCCCGGATGTATACCACTCCGTCACCTTATCAAACACTTCTGGGTTGGATGCAGCGAGTGCAGCCTCCTGTTCTGAGTGCGGATCATCAATAATCAGTAGGTCAGCGCCCTTACCTGTGACCGTACCCCCGACTCCAATAGCAAAATAGTCACCGCCCTTGCTGGTATTCCACCTTCCAGCGGCCTTTGAGTCCTGTTGAAGCTCTAAATTAGGGAAAATCGACTTATAAGTCTCCGAATCGACCAGATTTCGCACTTTTCGACCAAATCCAACCGCTAACTCGCCCGTATTCGAGCTCTGGATTACCTTCTTGTTAGGGTATTTACCTAGAAACCACGCCGGAAGCAAGTAACTTGCAAACTCTGACTTAGTATGGCGGGGTGGCATGTTGATAATCAGGCGTTTGCACTCGCCACTCACGACCCGCTCGAATGCGCGGGCCATAATCTTGTGGTGTCGCCCGCCTATGAAGTCTGGCCAAGCCTTCTCAACAAACCCCATGAACGTATTCTGAGCTTTTTCCTTCTCCAGAATCTGCTCGCGACGTTCCAAGTCCCGCAGTATGGTAACTTTCTGGTGTTCCGGCAGCTTGCTGAGCTGCGCCAGCAAAGCTTTGAACTCTGGGTCTAGGGTTTCTACTGAGTTCTCAGGTCTCATCGGGGGGTTCCTCGACAAAATCAGGTTCGGACTCAATTTCTGGAGTAGGGGTTAACCCTAGCTCCTCATCGATATCAATCCCCAGTGGGGTGATATCAACTGCATGCATCCGCATCATCTTGCGTATCTTGTCTTTGATCGCTTCGTCGATGTCGGCTACGTTGTTATACGTAACCGTAATCTCTGTCTTGTCGGAGAACAGCCCCACGTCGGAAATCTTGCCCAGCATCTCGGTGGCTTTGATCTCAATCCGAGGGTCGCCACAGGTGGCTAGGTCTAGGAGTTTGTTGGTCACGACCAGCCGGAGTTCAGCGGCGTCTGCAACCAACGGGTTGTTGTACTCGCGAAGCATGGTACCGATCCGGTCTGCAACCGACATCTTTTCCAAGGCGTAGGGGTTTTTCTCGACTGGCGCTTTTGGGGGTCGGCCACGTTTCTTGGGTGGCTCCCCGGCCATCGCCTCTTCGTACTGTTGCTTGGCAAGATTAGAAAACTGGGTGAAGACGGCGTCTGCCTCAGCCTGATCTTCGGGTTCTTCGTCGAAGTGAGCCCCTAATCCTTTAAGGACGGCGGCAGTATTAGAAGCGATCTGCATGTTCTCACGCAGAGTCGGCGCTTCCTCGGGTTCCAGACTATCGGGATAGGGAACAGTTTTGTCAGGTGTTATATGAAATGTCATGGAGGAAAAGGTGCACTCCAGAAAAATATGGGGGGAGTATAACCATAGGGAACCAGAAAACACAAGGGGGGCCTAAAAATATATAGGGGGGTGGGGTCTAGGGGGACCCAATTTAATGACGGGGGGTGTTTTTAAATTTAGCTCTCCCATTACGCGGAACACTGTGTTGATCCTGGCCCTGGTTCCGGAGCGAAATCTTGGGGGTGCCGTGCCCGTACCGGAGCGAAGCCGCCCGATTTTTGAAACCTCTCCGGCGCGAAGCGTCGCGATTTTTGAAAACCTCTCCGGCGCGAAACATCGATTTTTTTCTGTTGCATCGCATAGCATTGCCCGCTATGTGACGGTGGAATTCCAACCCTATTTTGGCCAAAAGCGTATAGTATTAAGTATGGGAAGAGCGATCACTCAGACCTAGAAACCGTCAACATTCTGTTGATTGTTTCTGCGCAATATGCGCGACCTTTATTGGAGAATTGATCATGGCACAAAACGCCACAAAGTCTGTTCAGACTCAAAACGAACAAGTGGTGCAATCCGCTGTCGCGGTTGCCGTCGACATGATCGGTGGCCGTCCGGCTGTCGAATTGCGCGATACCATCTTCGCTATCGGCGAAGAAACCTTCGACGCTGAGGCGCTTATGGCGCGTGGCGTTGCGGCGCGGGACGTGCTCGACGCTAACCTGCATGATATCGTCAAGGGCATTGCCTACGTCGAGTTCATGCTGGTGCGCGACTATTTCAAAGCGGGCATCGTCGACAAAGGGCGCTCGGATGATGCGGCGCAGAAAGTCTGGGAGCGTTCGGTCAACCGGATGGTTTCGGCGTTCGATTTTGTCAAGCCTAAGTCTGAGGCCAAGGATGCCGTG